GGATCTGCACCAGCAAACACATTAACTGGGTCAACACTGGCATCTAACGTTGTCAATAGTAGCTTAACTAGTGTTGGAACATTAACAAATTTAACAGTTACTAATCCAATCAATGGCAGCGTAAGTGGCAGTGCGGGAACAGCAGCCAGATTAACAACTGCAAGGACTATTAACGGTATTAGTTTTGATGGTTCAGGTAACATTGTTGTAACCGCGAGTGCCACAACACTAACTGGTACAACATTAAATAGTACAGTGGTCAATTCAAGTTTAACTAGTGTTGGAACATTAAGTAACCTTGCAGTGACGGGGAATATTTCAACATCAAGTACAGCAACACTACCGGCACATGTACCAAACAAACAATATGTTGACGCAAAGACAGTTGCTATGTCTGTGGCGTTAAGTTAAGGAATTTTATAAATGGCAAAGAAACAGATCACTAATTTTAAGTTTGTACCTGGGGCAATTCCACCAGCGTATGGGCAATACCCAAAAACATCTGCACTAATTAAAGCAAATGAAGCATTCTTAATAGCAGAAGTTGATGCGTATATTAGACAACAAGTTGCCGCAAACGTAAGTACACCTGCCAGCCCTTATTACGGCTATACGTATACACCAACACGCTCTACAAAATGTCAGCGTGATGCACAATATTTGATAGATGCATTAGCCTATGACTTGGATTACGGTGGCAATTCAGCAACATACAGAATGATTGCCAGATGTTATAATGCAGGTATTCTTCAGTTACAGAACCCTTTGATTGAGGTTGATGTTTACACTTGGTTGAGAGGCAAAGTCACAACCAATATTTTAACTAATACAACTTACACACGATTAAACAGTACACAAACACAGGTAATTATCACTGGTGCCTCGGCAGAAACTGCTGGTGTTACACAAGTAACTGCTCTATGGAACAGCGTAATTACTGCTATCCAAGCAGGTGTAGTTACAGCATTACCTACACCAGTATTGCCTGATAGCCAAATGGGTGGTTTATTACCAAACGCCCTTGCTCTATTACAAGCAAACAAGCGTTTTATTCAAGAAGAAACCATTGCCTATATTGCATATAATGTGGCAAATAATATCAGCCCATTTGTTTACTTCACATATGATAGTGAAAAGTGCCGTCGAGATGTTAGTTATATTCTTGAAGGATATATTACTGACTTGTCACATGGTGGAAACAGACAAACTGTAAACAATGCAGCAAAATATTTTGAAAACGGTATCCCACAAGTTGACGGTAACCGCCAACCAGAGACCGCGGCTCATACATTTATTCAGAGTTTGGTTATTAACTATGTACTAGCCAACGTTCCATATACCAGTAAACAGACAACAGTAAGTCAGACAGTTAATAATGCAATTGTCACAGAAGCATACGCATACACAATGTTTACTGATCTGTCTAATACTATTATTGATGTTATTACCAACGGTGTGTCGTATTTACCAACTGCTATTTCAAACAGAGCATACGTAAAATTCCCAGGTTTCTACAAATTAAAAGACATATTATTAGTAACTAACACATCACGTAATACTATTCTTTATAACTTTGCTGATCCAACTACATCAGCAGATTTAACATACAGTGAATCTTATGACAGTGATTTCCCTGCAAGTCAGTACGGGCAGGAAAAAATCACCACATTGGTATTCAACACCTCTACTACAGGAATGATGGTCACTGATCAAATTCAAATTTTTGTAGAAGGTAAAGAACAAGTTGTTAAGATGAACTCCATTGCAAGTGATGCCATGGAACGTATGAAAGTTGGTATTCCACAGTCCATGCTTGACGCCGACTTTGAGTACGGCTTACAGCCAACCAAGTGGCAGACAATCTCAATGATGCGTAACTACCCATCTGTATACGAGATTCCAGGTTCTGACACACCAGTTGTTAGTGTTACGACTGATGCTAGTTCAGGAACAAGTAACATTGGTGCCAGTTTAATTACAGTTACTACCACTAACCCACATGGTTTATCAGTTAATAACGTATTCACAATAAAAGCATTGGCTGCATCAATTAAAGGGTTTAACCGTGCTGAAGGAACTTTCCTAGTTTCAAGTGTACCAACTTCAACAACATTTACGTATTATGCTAAATCTCGTGTTGGAACAAGTAACGGACAACAATTATCAAGTGGTTATACTCAATTAAGAAAAGCTGGCTATTACACTGGTGCATCAGTAGGTACACCAAGTTTTAACGTTTATTCAAACGGACAAAGCGGAACCATTACTACGCAATTATTCACAGCATCAGGTTCAAACGTTATTGGTTTTGCAGCACCAGCACCAGTAGTTGGTAGTCCTTTAAGTGGTACTGGTATTAATACTGGTACTCAGATTACTAGTGTGGTTGGTTCTGGCGGCACAGTGACAGCGACTCAGCTGACATCAACAGCAAACATTGGTGATACCAGCCTTATTGTATCAAGCATTGCATCCATTAGTCCAGGTTTAGTCGTTGATCGCGGAGACGGTACTAGTGTTGCAGTTTCTAGCATTAATGGAAATACAGTAAGTTTAAGTGGTGCGCTGACAAGTAAAATTCTTGGTACTAACCAGACATATACAAACTTGTCAGGTACTACTAATGGTAATGGTGTTAATGCCACATTTAATATTTCAAGAACTGCACTAGGGTACAATGTTGCTATTGGTAATAACAATGGTAATAGTTACCTTGTAGGTGATACAATTACCATCCTTGGTACAAGCCTGGATGGCTCCACAACTGCAAATGACGCCATTGTTACTGTAACTGGTGCAAATCCAATCAACAGTGTTGCAACACTTGGTTCGTCTATTTCGCAAGGTTCTGGTGGTTATGCATCAGCAACCAATGTCGCAACAGCGGCTCAAACTGGTGTGGGTACTGGATTAACAGTTACAACAACTGTAGAAAATGGATTCATTACAGACGTTTCTGTATATTCAGCTGGTTCTGGTTATCAACCTGGAGATATTATTAGTATCAACGGTGGATCAGCAAATGATGCATTAATAGTAGTAGGCACAGTCAATGCTGGTGGTGATATATTAAGTGTAAGTGTTTCAGGAACGCCTGTAACAGCACCTACTGTAAGTTTTATCAGTGGTTTCACAATGAATGATATCACTACACAGACAATTAGTGCAAGTTCAAGTATATCATATACTAGTATAGCCACAATACAGATCACTTTCCAAAGTGCCCACGGATTTGTTCCGGGAGATGGTATAACTGTACAAATTACAAGTACTGATACCAATGCACAATTGGCTGCTGGAGCATTTTTTGTAGAACAAGTCCCAACAGCCACAACGTTATTGTATACAGCAAGAGCACAAGGTACAATTGCTAACACATTAACTGGGCAGGTATTCAGTCGCCCAGATAGTTTTTACATCCATCGCCCCTATGATGGTGGTGTACAATTGGGAACTGGTGGTCCAGCCCACGGTGCTACTGCCATACGTATGAGTAAGAAATACATTCGTTACCAATCAGGTAAGGGTGTTATGTACAACACAGGTGCATTATTTGCACCAAGTTATGACATTGCAGCCATAACAGCAGCAGGTACTGCTATTGGTAGCTCTATTACAATCACAACTGATGATACTGATCATGGTTGTCAGGTAGGTGCAGTAGTTAAAATTAATGGTGTTACTACCAGTGGATTCAATGGTGTTTACACAGTAGTAAGCATTATTGATGAACGTAATTTTACTGTTCAAGCACAACAAGTTTTGGGTTCAACAACTGTTGTATTGGGCGACCCATGTTACATGAGTGTATATCAGTGGCATGGTTCATCAGTTCGTTCAGGAACATTTGACGATCAAAACGGTATGTTCTGGCAATATGACGGTATCCGTATGTCAGTTGGCCGTCGTTCAAGTACAAACCACTTGGCTGGTACTATTAGCATTGCTGCTAACAGCAACACCATTACTGGTACTGGCACAAGATTTAGCCAACAATTGGCAGTGGGTGATCGTATCGTTATTAAAGGTATGAGTCATGTAGTATCCAGTATTACTGACGATGCCAACATGACAGTAACTCCGGATTATCGTGGCGTCAATAACGTGGTAAACGGTAAAGCAACCAAGACTATTGATTATATTGTTCCACAAGAACAATGGAACTTGGATCCTTGTAATGGTACTGGCCCAAGTGGTTATAATATTGATGTTACCAAAATGCAGATGATCGGTATGCAATGGACCTGGTACGGTGCTGGATTTATTGATTTCATGTTGCGTGGACCAGCTGGTGACTATGTATTTGTACATCGTTTCCGTAACAGCAACGTAAACCCAGAGGCATATATGCGTTCAGGTAACCAGCCAGTGCGTTATGAAGTTATTAATGAATCAGCCAAAGGTCGTTTGAGTGCAAACATTACATCTAGTCAAACAACTATTCCATTAAGAACAAATAATACAACAGTAGGTGGTGCAACAGCACCTAATGATGCATACTGGTTCCCCAACTCAGGCACTGTATCGATTGACGGTGAACTAATTCGTTTTACTGGAAATGATGGTGTTAATTTAACCGGATGTGTTAGAGCAGCCACATTGAATCAATTTGTATCAGGTGCTAACCGTACATATTCAGGTAGTGTTGCGGCAGCACACAATTCAGGTGCTGGTGTTATTCTAGTAAGTAATACAGTAACACCAATTATTAGTCACTGGGGTTCAGCATTTATGATTGACGGTCAGTTTGACAGTGACCGTGGTTATATCTTTAACTATGCAGCTACCGGTGTTACTGCTACATTGACCCGTACAACTGCTTTCTTGATGCGTTTGGCACCTAGTGTATCTAATGCACAAGTTGGTGATTTGGGTGATAAAGAATTGCTTAACAGAGCGCAATTGTTATTGTCATCAATCGACATTACATCAGATTCAGTAAGTGGTTCTGGTGGTATCGTTATTGAAGGTATTTTAAATCCAAGTAACTACCCAACGGACCCAACATTAATTACCTGGACTGGTTTGTCAAACGCTGCGGCAGGTGGACAACCTAGTTTCGTACAGGTGGCGTCTGGTGGTTCTGTATCATGGGGCGGTAACGCAACAACATCTACTGCTACAGTTCAGGGTGCATTTACAACCACATTAACAGCCAAGAGTTTTGCGCCTATCACAACAAACTTAACAGCCAAGAGTTTTAGCGCAGTTACACAAACATTGAGTGCAGCCAGTTTTGCTAGTGCAACTAGCACAACTTATAACTCTGCATTTAGCACAACACGTAATGATTTCTTGATTGCAACTAGTGCATATGATGCGTTAACTACACCTATTGCAGTTGGTGATACATTGAGTGCAACCACTTATGTAACTGGTGGACAAACTGTAACTAGCGTAACCCGTGCTTATATTACATTAGCTAGTGTAAGCTACACACGTATTGTTATGAGCTCTGTTGCAAACTCAACCAGTCCAGCAGCATCTAGTAACGGTAACCAGAACATTTCTACTACATTGACTAGTTCAGTGGCAGCCACATACGCAAGCGCGATTAGTACTGCACGTAGCGATTTCTTAATTACACAAACTCAATATAACAGTGTTATAAGTTCTATTAAAGTTACTGATGCATTAAGTGCGGCTACTTATATTACAGGTTCACAATCTATTTCCAGTATTACACCTAACTATACTACAATTGCTGGTACAGTTTATGCCCGTGTTGTTATGACTGGTGTAGGTAATGCTTCAAGTACAACTGGAAATGGTAATGATGTAACTGTAACGGACACCAACAGCTACACAGTGACATATGGCTCTGCATTAAGCACTGCACGTAGTGACTTCTTGGTAACTGATGCTCAGTGGGCAGCAAGCGGTGTCGCCGCTGGTGATGTATTGAGTTTATCAACATACATTACTGGTAATCAGACAATTTCCAGTGTAACAACTGGTTATGTTACCCTAAGTGGTACAAGTTATACTCGTGTTGTTATGAGTGGTGTTGCCAACGCAACAAGTACGAGCGGTGGTAGTAATGATCAGACAGTAACAGTTACCGCAGTCGGTAGTGCTGCATCATATCAGGGCACCAACTACTTGTTCTTCACAAGTGCAAGTTGGACTGCCAGTGGTGCAACCGTTGGTACTCCATTAGCAACTTCTGTAACTAGCTTCCCTGCTGGTACAAGTGTAAGTGCAATTAGTTCACGTACATTTGGTGCTACTACTGTTTATCGTGTGTCATTTACACAATCTGCTAACACGACAATCAGTGCAGCAGCAACGATTACATTCCAGTTTGGTGCTGCTTATGCATTACCAGGTGAGCAGGTATTCTCATTCATTGCTCCTCCAGGAACATTGAGTAATTTGGACTTGAGTGCATTGAAAGAATTGACTAGTACAGCAATTGGTGGGCGTGGTACATTCCCGAATGGCCCAGACGTGTTGGCTATTAACGTTTATAAAACTGCTGGAAGTAATACAACCGCAAACGTTATTATCCGTTGGAGTGAAGCACAGGCTTAAATTAGTTCAACTAAGTCAAATATAGTTTGTAGTTTAGTACGTATTATTTTACTACCAAAACTGTTACGAAGCCCCTGGTGTAAAGGCCTTGGGGCTTTGTCAATTGTGACCCAAGCCCATCCATTGTGTTCTTCGCTTAGTACAGGTACAAATTCTTCATTAATCACGCACAGGAATGTGTGGAAATTAAAGACAGTGTCGTTGGATACAAACGTTTCAATTGGAATTGTTTTGAGAATTTTTGGCATTGCACCTATCTCTTCAACAACTTCACGTTTTAATCCCTGCCAGGGGTTTTCATTTAGCAGATTAGTACCGCCCACTAGGCCCCAAGTTCCCTCATGTTTGCCATGAGCTTTTTGAAGTAAAAGAAAACGCTTTGTAGATTTGGCGTAAAATAACGCACCACTACAAACAATCTTTTCTTTTAAAGTACTACTCTCCATTGATTTGCCCTATAATCACCATCGTAGCTCTTGATCCATGAAACCCCGTTCCATTGATACTGAACATTAGTGTATATATTCGTCTGGTAAACTATAGTATCGTGATTCTGGCTAGCTTCAAAAACAATATTCCACTTGGTACCATCCCATTCGATAATATCATTTGCGTGGGCAACCAAATCTGAATCATCAGTGCCTTTCCAAGCAACTGCGCCAGAAGTATTATCTAAAGAACCAATGTCTTCGATAATAAGGAATCTTCTACCGGGTTGTAATGCAGGTAGTTTTGAATCTGTTGGACCAATGGTCTGCGGATTAATAATGGCATCAAAATTGCCTGGTGAACCAGTATTGTTGGTACCTGTTCTGTATGGGCTTGGAATTAGTGTATCTTGTAAACCGTCAAGATTCCAGTTAACACTTAGGATAGTTGGATCAAGTGGATTAACAGCAATAGTTCCAGATACTTCAGTACCATCAGGCAAAGTAATAAAGATTTGGCCTGAACCTGCTACATAATTTGGATATTGATCAAACAAAGATTCCCAATTAAATGTAGTATTAGACGGAATGGATATTTCTATTCCATTTGCCTGGTATGACGTTGAAGGTAATAAATGAACTTCGTCATTGTATACCTGAATGTTGAATCCGCCCACTGTTGTGGTATCTGTGCTCATTAATGAACCCAGATCGGCACCGGCATTACTTAAATCTGGACCAAAACCGTCAAGGTATGTACTGTTATCCAACGAACCAGAGTCGTATAAGCTCGTAATAATACGTGTGATAACTCCCATGTGTTTGACCTTGGCTGGCGGACTAATCCAGATGGGTGTCGTAAGTGTCATAGTGGCAATATCAATTGGACTATCTACACCAACTGGTACTTGTCTACTAGACCAAGTTAATTGTGTTAAGTTTAATACGCTTAAACTGGTCCAGTCAATAAAGTTGCTGTTGGTTTGTAACTCTAAACTAGGGTTAAACAACACTAAAATTTGTTCAAGAATTTGTAACTTTTGATCAGTATTTGAACTCCAGATATCAACTTTCATAGTCAATTTGTATGGAGTTGGCATTAAGCGTTCTACAGTATAGTTACGTCCCTGAGCTTCTGTGTACACCTCGTTACCACCAATATCAGTGTAAGTTCCTCTTTCTCTGATTTGAACTTTACTGATAAATGAAGCATCAGACAAGCGATCAGTATCCATGTCTAGCCCAGTTACGTATACAGCAATTTTGGGTGTACTATTAACCACGTTTTCACTGTTATTGCGTACTATTGATGCAACTTGTCTGTCAGCATCACCGTACATAACTGGCACACGGCGTAGTGTACCATCACCATATTTTACAACAAAGCCACTAAACACACGAATTGTCTGTGTAATGTAACGTCTAATCTGTCCATCATAAAAATGTTGCATTATAGATCCGCCTTAGGTTTAAGTGCTTTAGAAAGTGATTGACGTTCTGGAACATCCTCGTATGTACCATCTGGATTATTAAATCTGTTGGTAGCTGAATTATTAATAAAGCTGGTCTTGAGAGTCTGTCTGGTCTGATCGTTTGGTGCAGGTGCCCCATCAACTGGTGTATTTGTCATGGTCATGCGTACTGCATCTTCAACTTTAGTCCACTTTGCCCCATTAAATCTAAACAATCTATTGGGCAAAAAGTCTGTACGCAAGAAATAATCGCTTTCGTTGGGCGCATCTGGGAACTGAATACCATGTCCGAACTGATTGCCGTTTGGTGGGAAACCATCGCCCAACAAGTATCCAGTATAACCAGATCTCAGTGGACTAATCGTTGCTTCGTCAGTGGATTCATTAGTATTGTCAGCAGTAGTTGTTGTTTCGTCAGCACTGTATGTAATATAGGGTTTTCCAG